TGTGGTCTCTGGACCTATGGTTGGGTAAGAAATCGTCCGAGGAAGTCATTAGAAGGACTTATCTTATGGCTTTGAAGTGGCAGGTGCCCTTGGTCGCCGTAGAGGCCTATTCCATACAACTGGAATTTGCTGAGAGATTGAAGCATGATCTGCCCTCTATGTATGGAGAGGGACAAGTTCCCTGTCGTGTGCTGCCGATAAAGTTTCCAACGTCCTATAAGAAGCCGGACAAGATTTCGGGTCTTCACTGGAGGTTCAAGCAGTATCGTATGAAGCTGCCATTGGATAGGTCCAGTGAGTCTCCCTACCGGGACCTGTGGTATCAGATAGAGAACTTTACAGAAGACTTGGCTCTCCTACGCCATGATGATGCCGTTGATACTCTTGCCATGCACCTGGCAATTGGAAAGCCGTCTGCACCAACTGGTCCCGATGTCCACCTTCATAGAACTCCCATCCAAATGCTAAAGGATGGAGACTACCACTATGAGTCGGGAATAGGAGTCATGTCCGGAATCAATGCTGCGGACATTCCAAATGATGTCCTAGAGGAGATGTTCCAAAGGAAATGGGAGGAGATACAGTCAGATGAGTACGAACCAGAACCAGAATGGCTTAACTATCCATAGGAGGAGAAGAGAATGGGCTTTATGAAAGGCATTTATGGGGACTTGGTAGCGGGCATTCAATCTATTGAAGTCTATCAGAAGGAGCAAGAGGAGAGCCTGGTAGGGATAAACCGTCGTTTGGATTCCCTTCTACATTTCATGTCTGATATGGTAAAGATGGAGTCTCGGATAGAGAGCATGGAAAGGACGATTAGCGAGCGTCTGGATCGTATGGCAGCGGCCCAGATGGATTCGGGGAAGCTGGTGGACCGGTTGATAGAAATGTCCCTTGTAAACCGAGGACAGGGAGACCAAGCCGCTATTCATAGGTCCCAGTCACGGTTGGAGAGTAATTTTTCCAACCCACAATCCTGGGAAGGGGACAAGGAGTCCGAAGAGGATGTCTGGCCCCCCCGAGGCTGTGATGCTATGGACATAGTGGGATAATGAGACTAGAACTTCCACCTAAGAGTGATGAAGATGCCCTGGTTGATGCACTGGAGAGAGAGCTTCAACCGGGAGAGACGGAGATGAACGTCCACCTGGTAACCTGGAAGATCATAGATGCTTACCTAGCCGGGGTTCGTAAGTTCAAGATCATGGACAGGTGGAGTGGTCACGTATCAATTGCCTGGGAGAACAGTAAGGGCGAAATTGATATGCGGTTTGAGGAGATTGTTCGTCAGTACCTTATCGAGTGTGGTAGGTACATGAAGATGGACATATCTCCCGTGGCAGTAAAGAAGGGTGAGTCTCTTGACTCCCTGCGTAAGGCGTCTATTGCTAATGCAGCGTTGGGGTCTCTGGCAGCTCGTATGCCCAAAGAGAAGTTCAAGAGGAAGGTAGTTATTCCTTTCCTAAAGTATGGAACTGTGGGGATAAGTCACTATGAGACTGGTGATCCGGACATGCCGGACATCATAGAGGTAGTTCCCGCTAGGCAGTTACGCGGATTCCCGGCATATGTGGATGGGATAGATAACCTCATGGGTATAGCCCGTGTGCGGTGGGTGCCTATGGAATGGGTTGCAGCCAAGATGAAGGCTGTGTTTGATGTTAAGATGAAGGAGGACCCCTTTACTAGGCTCAGGGCCACGGACATCCCCTGGGGCTCGACCCCTCCGGGACAGCAGAGCTATGACCGCATCTCCCCTCATGGGTATGATCCGGGCTCTGCCGTAGGGGTGCGGAGGTATGACCTCTTAGGGACCCAGTTCGATCCAAGTAAGAGTCAGGCAAGAAAGGATGGAAGACCCTATGTTCAGATGGAGGAAATTTATGTTTACGATGATTCCCAAGAGTTTGTTGCCCGATACATCATCAAGGTTGGAGACGTTATACTGGTCGATGAGAATTTCGAGAAGAAAGGTGTTAGGGTGGTATGTCCGCTCCATGTGGCAAGGCATACAGATATTGGTCGGATGTTCGCTCGTGGTTTTGTGCACCCTCTTATACCCTTCAATGACCAGTGTGAAAAGATGTTCGCGTCTCTATTCAAGAATATACGAGAACTGGATACGTTTGGAACACTATTTATTCCTGGAGCGTCCGGCATTGATCTCAAAAGATGGAGAACCGGAATCCGACCCAAGGTAGAGAAGTTTGATCCTGATCCCCTGAACCCCGGAGGTCAGCCCTTTACATTGGGACCCCACAACACGGGTACTATGCCCGCTAAAATTGCGGAGATTGCTCTTGAACAAATGCAAAGGTTGGCAAACCAAGGCCCCTACTACCAAGGTGAAACCAGTGGACGAATTGACTCAGCGGCTGGACTCGGTTTCCTGTTCAATACGGGTAACATTGCGTTGGGTCTGCCGACTCACGGAATGGCTGATGCCTTATCTGGTGCGTATGCCCGGATGCTTCAAGTGGCAAAAGACAGACTCGGTCCGGGGGACACTATTGAGTTGGCAACTATCGACGACGCCGTGGCGGGTGTCATTATTGATCCGGCGACGGGACTCATGGAGTTGTCTAACAACCCTATCCCTGATCCTTGGGAAGTGGAAATCAACGTCAAAGACAGAACTCCCCGTGACAGAAACGTCCGAAAAGAAGAGTTGAAGGAACTGTTTGGCCTACAGCTTGTAGACCCCACACGGTTCTGGATAGCAGCCCTGGAAGAGAATCTGGACTTTCCGGGTGCTGACAAGGAGATATGGGAGACATGGCGGAAGGCCACCTGGCAAATCATTATCATGTTCCGGGATGGTAAGGAACCAGGTCCTCTGGTGGTTGGGGAACACACCCAGAACCCCGACATACAGTTGATGGCTGTCCAAAGGTTTATGAACAAGATTGAGTTTGCCTTGGCAAGCGAGGCAGTCCGCAGTAGATTTGAAGAGTGGAAGATCACTCTGGAAATCCTCACAGGTAGGAACTTCCCCGTTGGTCTAGGCCCACCGGATGAGATTGCGGCTCAGGCCATGGCTGCCATGCCAAGAGAAGGACAGGAAGGAATGGGCATACCTCCAGGTATGACCGCAGGAGTCGCCCCACAGTAATGCCATACGCCGATCTAACATGTGAAGCTGCTAGAATTTCACATCGTAATACCGCGAGAAAGTGGAGGCAGAATCACCCCGTGGAATGTCGAGCGGAGAAGAAAAAAGCCAGGAATCGTAAGCTAGCATGGTTAAAGTCCTTGCGGGTAAGGTGTATTGAATGTGGTATGCAAGACCCACGATGTTTGGAATTTCATCACCGGGACCCGAGTACTAAATTGTTTTGTGTTACTGAAATGACTAACAAGAGCTGGAGTGCTCTCCAAAATGAAGTGGAGAAGTGTGATATTATGTGTGCTAATTGCCACTGTCGGAAAACTAGATAGGGCTCCGGGGGTTGGGCCGCAGTAGGAGATAGAACATATGAGAACGAATTGGTCTGCATGGGATTGTAATATATGTGATTTTCTTCGGAGAGAGAACCGGGGAGTAGGAGAAAAGAAGGGCATTAAAGTTCTTTGGTGCAAATGGTTTCATAGGGAGGACCATGTATGTTGGGATAACCTGTGGAAGAAGGACAATGTAAAGCCCATACGGAAGGGTGCCGTAGAAAAGGCCATCCCCGGAAAATGTGTCTGGTTCTGTAACAAATGCAAAAGGAGTTGGACTACGGTAAATCCGGTTGTGTTTGAAACAGACTGTGCCGATGATCGAGGTGTGCTGCCCAAGAAGTATTACCGACAACCTGGCCTTCAGGTGCTGATACGAAAATGCAAGTGCGATTCCACTAAACTAGGAGAAAAGAAAAATGCCTGATCAAATTACAAGTGGTAGTCCCGGGGCAGGAAATCCCCATGCCTATCCAATGCCCCAAGACCAGTCGGATAATAACCCCGTGGTAAATATCCCGGCGAGTGCAGTGCCCCCCCAAATGGCCAATGCTCCCCATCCCTATGAGCAGCAGCTTACCGAGATAATTGTGGACGGTGAAAAACAGACTGTTACACACTCGAAGCTGGTAGAACTGGCTCAGAAGGGGGTTTCCTCGGCCAGCAGGTTTCAGGAGGCCTCTGCTAAATCTAAGGAGGCTGATTCGGCCATTGCCCTAAAGGCTGACTTGGAAATTCTAGCTGAGACTGGAGACATCAGTGCCTTCCGCAGGGCTGGTGCCTCTATGGGCCTCACGGGTGATGAGGTCGAGGAAGCTGCCCGCATCGTCTATGAGAGCATGGGAGAAAGCCCTAATAACCCATCCTCTCCCGGTGAAGATCAGTTCAATGATGATGGTGCCTATGATGGTAGGGCTTCTAGGGGTCAGGAGGGGCGGGAGGGGAGTGTATCCCAGCGGATTGCAGCCCTGGAAGCGGCCCTATCCAAGACTACAGCCATACTTGAAAATAAACGTACTAACTTTGGGGACCTGGATGAGTCCCTTCAAGTGGTGGTTACGGACGTAGAACAAGCCAGAGTTGATAAAATAATCCAGAAAGCACTTGACTCTGACGAGATTATGTCCTATTATATGAAGACGCATGATACCAATGGCCAGCGGGCCATTCGTGACATGATTGACGAGAAAGTCAGAGGGCGACTTGATGCTTCTGATGGAAAGTTCGGCAATGGAATCCAGATACTTCGAGAGGTCATTCCTGAGGTGAAGTCGACCCTGGAAGCACTTGGTACTCTTAACCGATCAACCCCACAAATGGGCTTAGGCCCAGCACCGGGGGGCCAAGGAGCTGAAATCTACCCAACGAAACAACCAGACCACGTATCGTCCACTGATCCGGGCTTTGACGAGCATATAAGTGAGACTCTAGCTCACAACGTGTTCAAGGCTCAGCAAGGTAACTAAGTAGCCTGCTTGGTGGTTAATAGACCGTGGACTATCTGGTAGTTTCTCGTGGGCTAGGTGTAGGCTATGGTTCCCTAATCCTACATAACTAGATGGGGGAGGAATACCATGAGATGGGAGTTGAACTTTTACAAGAGGGGGTACACCAAAGGAACTAAGTAAGAATGGCATCAATTTCCGACAGTATACAACTGACACTTGAACAAAAGATCACGCCCACGATCTTTGAAAGCCTCTGGGCTCTCGATCCAATCTACCCCATGATCGCTCGGTCCTCGACCAACGTGGTTCGTAACCGTGGTATCGGTCGTGGGTGGAACGTTCTCAAGACCTGGGTTGCTGGTGTGGCTGGGGGTGCCAAGTTTACGTCCCCGGTAGGTGGAAATGTTGTCTCGGGCACGAACAACTTTACCATGTACGACACTCCCCAATCCTTCCAAGCGGTTGATGAGGTATCAGCTCCGGCCTTCATCCAAACTACCATTCAGCTTGTGGAACACCGGGGGAACTTCTATCTGCCCCACCAGATTCTTAGGGCGGATCGCCTGAATGCCAGCATTGGGTCTGTGGTTGCCCAGAACCTCAAGGGTGTCGGTGACCTTCTGGCCCAGCAAGAGTCTTCGGTGTTCTATAGCACTGATACCACGTCGTTTGCTCTGGCTGACTTAGGGAACTCCAGTGGTAACGTCTCCAATAAGAGTGGTGATACAGCGGCGATTGAAATTGACCTGTCCGGGACTGATGCAAGTGGTAGGGTTCATAGGTTCCGGGGTGGAATGCTCGTGGACCTGTTCAGCTCGGATGGTAACACAAAGCGTAATACCAACTTCTATGTGGCTGTTGACAATGTAGACCCTCTGGCTGATACCATTACCCTTCGCCGAATGGACGGCGGGGACCTCCAAACGACTACGGTCCTTGGTGGGGGCATTACCTATGCAGGTGCGGGTGGAGATAATGACATCATCGTCATTAAGGACTCCGTAAAGGTTGCTCCTAACTCCCTTGAGTCCTGGATTGCAGACGGTGTTTCTGTTACCGACTTCTTCGGAATTACAGTTGCTGATAACTCTCAGTTCAAGAGTTATGTCCCCTCTGCTATCAATGCAGCTCTGACGGAGAGCACTCTGAACAGGCACTTTGCTCGGTTCTATGAGGCCTTTCCGGGTAAGCAGCTTGACGCTGCGATTACGACCATGGGTGTTCTAATTGGCTTCATTGACAACCTGGACACCTACAACGCGGCCGTGGCCGACCAGCCGGGTCGTTTCCGGTATGACCGTAACGGTAGGGCCTTGGAAGTTGATGCGGGCTGGGAGTCGTTCCGCTATAGGTTCGCTTCCAGAGCGTGTGAGATTTACACCTCCACGTACGCCAACAGTGGCACCTTCTATTCCGGCAAGCTCAAGAACGGGGGCATCACGCGGTACGTTCCTCCGGCCATTCCAGGTGCCAAGGTTGACTCTCGGTTCGGTGCCGAAGTGGAATTCATTGCCCCCATCGGCGGGTCCGGCGGGTACCAAGGTATCTTTAAGCACGCCCATGGTGGGTCGGGTGCGACCACGGACTTCCTGGAGGCCCCGTTCGTTCGCCAGTGGAACTGTATGCCAGTGCAACCGAACTGGATGAAGCTCACGGGTATCGCGGAAGTTTTGGGATAGAGTAAACAATCTAGGAGACTCCTCCTCCGGAGAGGCCAGGCTGGGCTGTAAGGCTTGGTCTGGCCTTTCTTATTGGGAGGGATAGAGGAAAACCATGAGTATAACCGTCCTAAATCCACGAGTTCACCTCGTTAAGGATACTGCCGCAGCCCGGTTCTTCAGGCGTCGTCTATCAGAGCCTGACGTTATAACCTTCTGGAATGCCGACACGGGTATGTGGGTCCTGGCCTTCTGGATGCACAAGGGTAAGAGGATTGTAGAGGAGCTGGAGGACCTTGGACCCAACTGTGAAGCAGTGACCCCGGCCTTTGTAGACATGATAGTGGGAGCGTATGGCCCAGTGGACTTCTCCAAGAAGAAAAAGCGTATTCTCTCCCGGAATTTGACTAACATACGTCGACAGAATGAGGCCATAATCCAGGATCAGGAGAGGTGGGACTGGCTCAAGAAGACCTTGCCCATCCCATATGCCTTCAGCACCCCTATGAGTAAGGGGGAGGTGATTAGATAGCCACTTACTACGTTAGTGCAGCTACGGGAGATGATACGGATACCGGTCTAACTGAAGCCCTTGCTTTCCTGACTATTGACAAGGCCATGAATACTGTGGCTGCTGGAGACAAGGTATGGGTCAAGGCTGATGGGGACTATACCGAGACAGTTCAGGTGGATACGGCCGGCGGCCCTACGGCTCCTATAGTCTTTGAGGGCTACACGTCAACAATAGGGGACGGTGGAAAGGCAACAATAGATGCCACGGGGGAGACCTTAGCTATATCTTCTGGTGCTGTCGGTAACATCTACTATGTCTTCCAGAACCTAAAATTTGAGGACGCTACAAGCCATGGAATGAGCATGGTAGATGCCGATCGTTTCATATGCAAGAACTGTGAGTTTAATAGCAATGGGGCCGCAGGAGCGTTTGTGGGGAATGGAGTTGCTTTTGAGAATTGTCTATTCAGTGGAAATACTGGGGACGGATTGAACACAGAAAATAATACGGTAGTGGTTGGTTGTCGATTCTTCAACCAGGGATTAGACGGTCTTGAGACAGATAATGGTGCGGTTATTATAGACTGTGTGTTTTTCAGTAATGCAGGACATGCTATGAACCTTCAGGGGGGGAGTAACTACTTTGTATACGTTGTGTATGGGTGTACCGTTGATGGGGATGATAAAGATACTGGTATTGCCATTAATTTCCCCGGGGGTAATAGAGGAGTAAATGTCGCCATTAACAACATCCTTTACGATTGTGTAGCGGGCATATCTGGACTGAATCAAGGTGTTCGTTTCATATCTCGTAACAACCTTGTCAACGACAATACATCTGATTATGGAACTGGTTTAGAGACATTTCTAGGGGAGGTAACGACAGCTCCCGTGTTTACTGCCGAGGGTAGTGACTTCACCCTACAAGCTACATCCCCTGCTAAGGGAGCGGGGTATGATGGGTCAATACTTTCGGGCGACACACCGAATCGGGATATGGGAGCCCACCAGGCCGCTAGTGGGGGACTTGGTGGTGCCAACAAGAGGGCGGGGAAGCAGTAATGTCTGCAATTGATAGGGGCACAACTGATGTTACTCGCTATGTCATGGTTGTAGACGATACAACTGGGGCTCCTGAAACTGGTGCGACCATTGCAAACTTTGATCTTCAGTACACACGAGCCGGGGAAGACCCGGTTGCTAAGGCAGATGCCACAGCCCTGGCAGCGACCGATACTGTACATACTGACAACAAAATGATCGAAGTGGACGCCACATCCTCTCCCGGTCTCTATAGGGTGGACTGGCCGGATGCTGCGTTTGCGGTGGGTGCAACGAGTGTAATTTTGGTGGTAACAGGTTCGGGATTCGCTCCCGCTGTCGAGGATATCACCCTGAGTGTCCCGATTGAGTTTTCCACGGGTGCGGCTATCAGTACCCCCCCAAGAGATGCACCGGATGGCTTTGTCGCTACTTGGGGTGAGGAAGTGGGGGACGAGGACCGCACACATGCTCTTGACGGCACCACCCATGACATCGGGACCGCTGATGATAGTGGTACTCTCAAGATTGATGTATACTACGAGTTTACTGTGGGGGGAGATGGCATCCCAACAGGTGTGAAAGCCCACCACCAGCTCGATAAGGGGGGCGGAGCAGGTAAGAACCTTATTGTAGAGGCCCTTAACTGGCCCAGCACTTGGAACCAGATTGGCACATTGGAGTCAAGTACGTCTCTGGAAACGGATGATTATACCTTATTCGCGGCTCACGTTGAGGCTGGCACGGGAAAGGTTCGTATCCGATATAGAACTGGTAGTGTGGCATTCACTGCGACAACAGAACTATTGGTGGACCAAATCCTGGTGGAGTACACTGTTGTTTCCCGTACGGTGGGCTATGCTAACGGTGCTATTTGGATTGACACAAATGCCTCCAACACCAATACGGAGAACTTCGTTGATGGTACTGCCGACAATCCGGTAAGTACAATTGGAGCTGCCTTTGCCATAGCCAGCGACCTGGGGCTGCGTGACTTCCATGTTATAAATGGCTCGACCATTACCCTTGCTGCCACGGCCTCTACCTACTCCTTCTTTGGAGACAACTGGACCCTGGCCTTGGGTGGCGAAATAATGGTTGGCATACATGTAGAAGGAGCGGATGTTTCTGGTATTATGGCTGGAACTGGTGCCAATCAGTCCTTCCGTAACTGTCAACTTGGAGCAATGTCCATCATAAAGGACACCCACTTTGAGAGCTGTCGTATTACCGGTACCCAGACGCTAACCGAGGTAGGCGATGTGTTCTATGAGGACTGCCACTCTGGTGTCACTGGGTCTACGGCTCCGATTTTGGATTTTGGGCAGGAGTTAGGAAGTTCAAATGTCCACTTTCGAGGATACAGCGGCGGTCTCCAACTTGAGAATATGGGATTAGCTGGTACTGATACCTTGAACTTTGAGGGAATGGCCAACCTTATTGAAGGAACCTGTACTGGTGGGACGGTGACAATTCGGGGAATCATATCTGTTTCTGGAATTGACAATCTCACTATCACGGAATTGGCCCGGGTTGCTCCCGACCAGATTGCTGACTCCTCCGGCCGCATATTCGATGGGACCTCCACGGCTAGCTCGACTTCTTCAAAGGTCTTTGTACAAGCTACTGATCCTCCCTCTGGTGGGGCGGATGA